CCGTCATCCATACCACGACCTCAAAGGCCGACAGCAGGCTCAGAAGACGCTCCAGTGTGGCCAGAGTGCGTTCACCGAAGACGTGCGCCACAACCGTCCTCCGTATCCTGTCATACGCGTAAAACAGCCAGCGCTGACGTGATTTAGCACCGACGTAGCCCCAATGTTCGTCCATTTCAGCGCAGACAATCACATCACTGCCCGGTTGTATGCGCGAGGTTACCGACTGCGGCCTGAGTTTTTTAAGTGACGTAAAACCGTGTTGAGGCCAACGCCCATAATGCGTGCGCTGGCGCGACATCCGACGCCATTCATGGCCATATCAATGATTTTCTGGTGCGTACCGGGCTGAGAGGCGGTGTAAGTGAACTGTAGTTGCCATGTTTTACGGCAATGAGAGCAGAGATAGCGCTGATGTCCGGCAGTGCTTTTGCCGTTACGCACCACGCCTTCAGTAGCGGAGCAGGAAGGACATCTGATGGAAATGGAAGCCACGCAAGCACCTTAAAATCACCATCATACACTAAATCAGTAAGTTGGCAGCATTACCAGGGCGGTAATGAAAATGACTGAATTAACAAAAGAACAATTAATCGAAGAAGCCAAATTAAAAATAGCGATTACGAAATGCCACCCCAATTCAGGGATGGCGCGAGTAGAGGGCGAGTTATTCAAAATTGCACGGGCATCGCTGGAAGCAGAGCCGATAGCGTGGCGATATCGCTACGTGAAAAAAGGTGTTATGGACTCTCAGGGGGAGTTGTGGGTTGGTGACTGGAAATATGTACCGAAAAAAGAGGATTGTAACGACAGGCCGAACTATGAAATTCAGGCCTTATTCACTGCCCCACCAGTCCCGGTTACATCAGAAGAACTGGTTAAAGCTGTGCACTTTTATGAACAACTAAAACGCGAAAATCCACCAGCATCCGGCAACCAGATTAATGGGTTAACTATGTCGGTTAAACGACCAGCCAACTGAAAAAGCGGAAACCTGATTATAGGTTGCCAGATAAGGCAATAAGCTACCTGGCGCGGAACGGACTGATAAGTATGGGGAATGTTTTACGATGAGTATTTAGACTAAAGAGTTTGTAACGCTATGTAAGTGATTTTTTCTGGTTTAGATATTTATATGTCCGGCCAAATTGAGGTGTGTTTAAATGTTATTGCACATTGATTGTAGGGGGAATAATGAAAAACGCATTGCAGTTTTTGTTTGTTGCGTTCTGGTTGTTCGCATCATGTATGCCCATCATCTTCACAGCAAGGTATATGGAAAAAATTGATGTTTTGATATTAATGTTTGGACATATAAATGCCCTTTTTTTAGGGGTGTTCATGGCGGTCATGTGCATTGAATACTGGCGGTAAATACAGCGAACGCTATTGGTTTAGTTGGATATTTACTGTGCCGGACAAAAACGGTTTGCAGGGAAATCTTAGTTAAGTAGAATGACTGCGGGTGCTTGAGGCTATCTGTCTCAGGCATGAACACCAAAAGGCAGATAGAGAAAAGCCCCAGTTAACATTACGCGTCCTGCAAGACGCTTAACATTAATCTGAGGCTCAATCCATGCTGAACACATGTAGGTTAGCCTCTTACGTGCCGAAAGGCAAGGAGAAGCAGGCTATGAAGCAGCAAAAGGCGATGTTAATCGCCCTTATCGTCATCTGTTTAACCGTCATAGTGACGGCACTGGTAACGAGGAAAGACCTCTGCGAGGTACGAATCCGAACCGGCCAGACGGAGGTCGCTGTCTTCACAGCTTACGAACCTGAGGAGTAAGAGACCCGGCGGGGGAGAAATCCCTCGCCACCGCTGATGTGTCAGGCATCCTCAACGCACCCGCACTTAACCCGCTTCGGCGGGTTTTGTTTTTTCTGGTCGTTCTGGTTTACAATCCATCCGTCAGCCTGAACAACTGGCACCTGCTGCGCCAGCAGAGAAAACAGATGGCGCACGATACCAAATTTTACAATTCGGATAACTCTGCCGCCCCTGCCAGCAGGCACGGGCGGCGTTCTCATGCATTCAAATCTGACTGGTATCAGCACGACCCCTGCACCGAAGAACAGGCTGAATGGCTGATTCAGCGCTACCGCAGACACGGATACGAGATTAAGAAAGCCCTCAGTCTCGATTATCGTCACTGGATAATCTTCGTCAGGCTCCCTTATTCCGAACGGCCACCGCGTCCGTCCTGCACATTCCAGCAACGGATCTGGAGGTAATGTGCGGGTATTACTTCGACCTGTTCTGGTTCCGGAACTCGGGCTGGTGGTCCTTAAGCCAGGCCGTGAATCCATGCCGGTATTCCACAATACCCGGGTACTGGTGGAGCCGGAACCGAAAAGCATGCGTAATCTGCCGTCCGGGGTCGTTCCTGCCGTTCGCCAGCCGCTGGTGGAAGACAAAACATTGCTGCCGTTTTTCAGTAACGCACGGGTGATTCGTGCTGCTGGTGGTGCTGGCGCATTGTCTGACTGGCTGTTGCGCCATATGAAATCCTGCCAGTGGCCACACGGCGATTATCATCACAGCGAAACCGTCATTCACCGTTATGGTACCGGCGCAATGGTGTTGTGCTGGCACTGCGACAACCAGTTGCGTGACCAGACATCCGAATCACTCGAGCAACTTGCTCATCAAAACCTGTCAGCATGGATGATTGACGTCATCGGTCACGCAATAAGCGGTACGCAGGAGCGTGAATTATCTCTGGCTGAATTATCCTGGTGGGCGGTCCGCAATCAGGTGGCGGACGCGCTACCGGAAGCGGTATTACGTCGTTCGCTGGGGTTGCGTGCGGAAAAAATCCGCTCAATGTACCGTGAAAGCGACATCGTGCCGGGAGAGCAGACCTCCACCAGCATACTGAAGCAGCGCACAAAAAATCTTGCGCCGCTGCCTCACGCCCACCAGCAACAGAATCCACCACAGGAAGAGACGGTGGTCAGCATTGCCGTTGATCCGGAATCTCCGGCTCAGTATCTCCAGCGCCAGAAACCACAACGGGAAGAGATGCCTGTATACACGCGCTGGGTAAAAACGCAGAAATGCATGACGTGTGGCAATCAGGCAGATGATCCGCACCACATCATTGGTCATGGACTGGGAGGGATGGGAACAAAGGCTGACGATTTGTTTGTTATTCCGCTGTGTCGTAAATGCCATAACGAACTACACGCCGGGGTAAAAGATTTTGAAGAAAAACACGGTAGTCAGTTGTTGTTGCTGATTCGTTTTTTAATGCACGCGAGAAATTCGGGTGTTCTGAAGTGGAAAGCATAAATGACCGAACGCATAGAATTTGTTTTGCCTTACCCGCCAACGGTGAACACCTACTGGCGACGTCGTGGCAGCACATATTTTGTATCAAAAGCCGGTGAGCGTTATCGCCGTGATGTGGCGCTAATTGTTCGCCAGCAGCGACTGAAATTAAACCTGTCCGGAAGGCTGGCGATAAAGATTATTGCAGAGCCACCGGATAAGCGCCGTCGTGACCTGGACAATATCCTGAAGGCACCGCTGGATGCGCTGACGCATGCTGGACTACTTATAGACGACGAGCAGTTTGATGAAATCAATATTGTGCGCGGTCAGCTCGTTCCTGGTGGGCGGCTGGGGATAAAAATCACAGAACTGGGGTGCGCATGAATAACCAGTATTTACAGTTTGTGCGTGAGCAGCTCATTATCGCCACCGCTGATTTGAGTGGGGCAACAAAAGGTCAGCTTGAAGCCTGGCAAGAGAATGCCATGTTCGATACAGGGCGTTACAGGCGTAAAAAAATCCGGTACCGCGATGAAGTGACTGGAAAAATGATAACGCGGGATAATCCACCAATCCCGGGAAAGCAATCGCTGGCGAAGGGGACGTCAATTCCTCTGGTCAGTCCGGTTGAGTTTTCGACATCATCGTGGCGGCGGGCTGTTCTGTCTCTTGAAGAACATCATAAAGCCTGGTTGTTGTGGTGTTACAGCGGGAGTATTTGTTGGGAATATCAGATCGCGATAACACAGTGGGCGTGGAATGAATTTAATGCTCAATCCGGTACCAGAAAAATTGCAGGGAAAACGCAGGAACGCCTGAAAAAATTAATCTGGCTGGCGGCGCAGGCAGTAAAAGCAGAACTTTTTGGTGGGGAAGGTTATGAATACCAGGTTGGTGGGGAAGGTTATGAATATCAGGAGCTGGCATTACTGGCGGGAGTAACAACCAAAAACTGGTCCAAAACATTTACTGGTCACTGGGTTGTAATGAAACACATTTTTCACCGACTGGATAGTGAGGCTTTATTGTTTGTAATGAGAACACGTTCAAAAAAAAGACGGCATTTTCAAAGCAAAGTGTTGCAAAAGTAGATTGAAAGGCATATATTCATGCAAATCTGATATTTTGCCGATTTTGTACGTGATGGCAAAAGCAAACAAAACCCGCCCACAAGCGGGTTTTTTGTGCCACTTATCTCGGATAGACATGGTGAATGCGCTGGTGGAGGAGATAAGGGTGATTTTTGAATGCTTGCAACATTGATTTCGTAACGTTATTATCCTGCGCTCGGCCCTTTAGCTCAGTGGTGAGAGCGAGCGACTCATAATCGCCAGGTCGCTGGTTCAAATCCAGCAAGGGCCACCAACCGCCACTAGCTCATCAGGAAAGAGCGTCAACCCTTTAAGTTGAGTGTGCGAGGTTCGAGTCCCCGGTGGCGGTCCAGTGCCGACTTGGCTCAGTAGGTAGAGCAACTGACTTGTAATCAGTAGGTCACCAGTTCGATTCCGGTAGTCGGCACCATATGCGGGCATCGTATAATGGCTATTACCTCAGCCTTCCAAGCTGATGATGCGGGTTCGATTCCCGCTGCCCGCTCCAGTTAGAGTCTTTCAGTCTGCGATGATGGGAAATCCCGGAGTGACTGAAAGACGTTTAAGTTATGAATGATCGCTTTTTTTTGCAAAATTGCTGTGCAGAAATACTAACCTTCGGGCAGGCGATCATTCATAAGCACTCTGCTTTTATTCCGATTAACTGTGAGTGGTTTGTTGGATAGAGTGCTTTCCTTACTGTATATATCGTTTCGCCCGCTTTTGCGGTTTTTTCTTTTCAAATCCCTTTCATTTCTCAGTGTAAAACTACGCCATCCGTTATTTGCGGAGGTGAGGCTATGAAATCCATGGACAAAATTTCAACGGGCATTGCCTACGGCACCTCCGCAGGCAGTGCTGGCTACTGGTTTTTACAGTGGCTTGATCAGGTCAGTCCGTCACAGTGGGCTGCGATTGGTGTACTGGGGAGTCTGGTTCTGGGCTTCCTGACTTATCTGACAAATCTGTACTTCAAAATCAGAGAAGACAAGCGTAAGGCTGCGAGAGGTGAATAATGTCGCCATCATTACGGTAAGCGCCCCATCAGCGACGTCTTGTGAAAATTGTCCTGTCTGGCAACAATCGCGCCCATC